ATATTCGACATCATCAGGATCACCAATCGCGAGTTGCGCCGACCGACGCACATTCCCCGCGACCACGATGCTGCCGATGATATTCATGACATCCAAGCAATCAATCGGTCGCATGTGTTTGCCAGCCCGCTTCGCAAGAATTTCCGTAATCTGTGCGATGCCCTGACAGAGAATTTCTGCGCCCGAGGCGACCCCACCGAATCCCTTGATGGGTGCGCCCTTCCCGCGAATCAATTGGGTGGAGTAGGTGAACGACTCTGACTTCCGACGCGCAAACGCGGCTTCCAGTGTGCGTTCCAAGAGCGCGACCCAGCCTTCGCGAGTATCGGGAATGATGAAGTCCGCATCCGCTTTATCGTGTCGTGTGGGGCCGACAAAGCCCTTTTTCACGGGAGGCAGTTTACTGACATGTTCTTTTTGAATGCTGAAGCCGACACCCGAGCCGAGCATGAGCATATCCATCGCCCACGTAAAAGGGCGGACCGCCTCATCGACCGCCACGAACGCGCAGTTTTGGAGCGACGGTAATCCCAACCGTGGAATCATCGGGGTGCCCAGTTGCCACAAGAATCGTCCGGCGACCGTCCCTTTCAACTTGGTCATGTAATATCGCAACCGCTGTTCTTCTTCAGGTGTAAACCCGCACTTCAGTTGTTCGTCCGAGGCTTTGATGACCCGATTGATGGTGTCCGCCCACTCTTCGGTCGGGCCGTTCACATCATCTTCAATGAGCCGCCGTGAATACGTGCGTTTGTAGGTAAGATAGCCGACGGTAGACCACGGCGTTTCGTGTTCGTTGAAAGGCTGAGAAGCAGGCAATGATTCTGACATAGTTATTCACCCGACGTTAAAATTTGAATCCACTGAATAAATTCTGTATGTTCGCGTTCACTCATTCCTAACGCTTTCGCCTGTTCAAGTGCGGGAAGAGTTACGGACGAGAGCATTGTGGCAAGGAGGGTTTGCTCCGTGCGCGACAATGTTTTTGTCTTTAGTATATAGTCCTGAAATGCTTCTGTTGCGAGTGGGAAAAACGGCGATACGGCATCAAACATGGCTTGCGCCATGACGCGAATTTCATACTGGGCATGACTGTCCATCCGTAATTTACAAAAATGAAAAAAGTTGTGGAGATCACACTTCCAATACATTTCCGTGTATGTGGATAGCGGGAGGACGATACGAGAAATTTCTTTGGACACGTTATTAATGGTTAGCAGTCGGTCATATGACTGAAAGGCTTCACCTGTCGTCCGCACAATTTCTTGCTGTGCGCGTTTTGTCTGAAGGGAGGCCACGGTCTCGGCTCGCCCCTGATTATTAATGACGGATTGCGGTCCAAGTTGAGGTTCATCCGGTACATAAAGTTCTTCCGGTAGTTCACTATATCGACCCGACACCTCATTGATATTTGCGGTACGGTGCCGCACCAATTGACGGGCGACAAAAATAGGTACTTTCAAATAGAAGAGCACCTCACACATCTCAAACGGGGAGGTATGTTTATGTCTCAGCAGATATCGAATGAGGGCTTTATCGTTGCTAGTTTTCTTGGTACCTTTGCCGTAAGAGACGCGAGCCGATTCGGCGATACGCGCATCACTCCCAAAGACATCCAAGAGCACCACTTGACCATGATCTAAAATGTTTAACTTCACGGGTTCCATCATATATCCTGTCTTATATAGTCATCCGGCGCCACCGACGAAATTCAAGTTCGGCCCGAAGCCCACGATAGGTATGTTTTTCTACAATATCACTCACAGTATACCCCGCTTGTGACATTTCATTAAGATCTTTTTCTTTAAGAGTCGAGGGCCAAACTACCACTGATACTCCGTCTTTAATCGCACGAAAGAGATTCGCCGTGACCGCAGCGTTTCGTGGCTCGTTGTCCCAGACATAGACCGCCGCGTGATTCAGAAAATATTTGTCGCGTAAGCGCAGCAAGTCGGCGTCCATCGAGGCTACCGCATTAGGAAGAAACCATGAATCCAGTGGACCTTCCACGACGTAGATGCGTTTGTGGAGGTCGAGCCGTTCCCATCCGTAAATTTTATCATCACACGATTCTTGCTTCAGTGTGACATATCGTGCCGCATTGCCGGTGGCGTCAATGCGTCGCGCTTGAGCGCCAAGGAGTTCGCGCTGTCGATTAAACCACGGAATAATGAGTCGCGGGGCGTGGTCTTCAGGGAGGGCATAGGACCACTTCATTTCTTTAATCCACGTTGTCCATTCATCGGTGAAATACAGATGTGATAATGCCGATTCTGGAAGACCACGGCCACGACAATACCGTACTGCCACATGGTCATTTGGTAATGACGCGATTGACGGCAGGGTCATGGTGGTCTTGGATTTGCCGAATCCAAACATGGAAGTCTCCGTAGGCGCCGAAGGTGAAACGACGGCTACTGGTCGTTCTTGCCGAATCACATCGAGTTGATATTCTCGATACAATTCAGGTGACCGCTGCCGTAAAAACGACCGTAGTGACATACTGATATTACAGTTATGGCACTTGTAAAAGTAATGTCCTTTATATAGGAAAAAATATCCGCGTGTTTTATTTTGATGTTTCTTGGAATCGCCGCAAAAGGGGCATCTAAACCCGTAGGTCGTCCGAGATTGCTTGTGAAAATGCCCCAGTTGTTGACCGACAATCGCGATATATTTTTCTTCGAGCCACTGCGACATAGGTCGCTAGTATATCACGATTATGTGGTGGCAATTATTGCGGATGATTGGCGAGGAGAACGTTGAACACGTTATCTGCGAGTCGCGACATAATAAATCCAATTACTAATCCACCACCAATGAGAAGCATTCGCCACCGTTCTAATTTATCAACGCGATCTTCCAAGTTCTTATTCTGTCTCTCCATTTTATCTGACAACTGATCAATTGCCGCAGACATCTCATTGATAGCATCGGAGAGTTCTTTGCCGACAAGCGCCGTTAATCGCGTAGACATCGCATTGATGTCTTCCCGCGTTTGATTCAAAATGGTTTCGGACGACGCAATTTGTTTCTGTAACACTTGTATCTCGGTATCGTGGCGCGAGTTCAAACTCGTCGTATGGAGCGCCAACTCCTCTACGCGGCTTAAAATGCGATCAAACTTGTCACCGAGTACGTCAAACCGTTCTGAAGTTTGTTCTGCTTGCTGTTCCAATCTGGCAATTGACACCACTACCGAGTCAGAAACTCGCTGATGGGTTTGTGAGACTTTTCGGCGCGGTCGTTTTGTAGCCATAAGTTATTTTGATAACTGGTAATTGCCAGGGTGACGTAAATAGAGCATCGCACCCGTGGTCTCATCAACGAGGATAATACCGTGGCGACCATGACGACTGCGACCATATTCACGAATCGCTTGTCCACTTGGTCCATTCCCCACGTATTGTTCATAGCGAGCGTGTTTGCGTTTACCAAGACGACAGCGATGGAAGGTCACTGAATCAACCGCGAATACGCGGCGCCCCGCAAACGTGTCGTGCGAATGGTTGCGCGTCTCACCCGTCTGGCCGTTGCCAATGCCCGCAGACATCGCGGGGAATTGTTCGGTGAGTATCGTCGCCTCCGAAAGATATTTATCTGCCGACGGACCTAGAACTGCTTCTGATAATTGAGATTCATTAAATCGCGAGGCTTTCTGAAGTTTCGTAATAGGTTCTTTGAGCAACCAGAACGCCATGGTGTAAGTGAAAAACGCGGATTGGCCACCGGGAATCTTCGCCAGCAGTCGCTTGAGGTTGTTCATGAGAATGTCCAACCACGTCCATGCGGCTTTATCTTTGGGGTCGGTGAGGGTTTTGAATGGACGCAAGACGTTACCCGCGGCGTCAATAATCCCACGCTTATAGGCGTCAGTCTTATTAAACGGCGTTGTCAACTTTTTTACAAGTTGAAATACGATATAGAGGTCAACGAGTCGTTGCATGTCCTTCAACCGTGTCGTTCAGTTTGGCCCACAACACCTCGTCGCGGGGGATATCTTTATTTAGGATAATCACACCCTCAATTGGCAATAACGTTTCCGGCATTAAATTGAGGTAGTCCAGCACGGTTTTCAGAGCACTCCATGATTTTTTATCGGTGCGGAAAAATAAGAGGTGGGCGACGGACGTGGCTTCAAATACGTTGTAGATACCGATGATATGATTGAGAAGTAACCGCGGCGCAATATCACCCGTGCGGCTATACCGATTAATCAGTCGTTTGACGTACTTCACTCGTAATAAATCCGATTGAAATTCACCCAACCCCGCACAACTGGGGTTGTCATATACTTTCATCGCATACGAGAGATAATTTTTCTTGGTCAAATTTTCCATAAAAAAAGGAGAGACATACTTAATGTCTCTCCCATTATTTAGTCTGACTAGTTTAGTTAGATATTACTGGCGCTCGAATTTGCCGCGAGCAACCAATAATCGGTACCGTTGATCTTCACACGAACCTTGTGTGTTGCCGCGACGGTGCCTCCATTTGACGTATTGGACAGCAACGTCGTGACGTTCGCGCCGGCCGTGCTCTGACTGACGTTTGCCACACCATCTAATCCAATGTCAAACAAGTATAGCGTAGAACAAGTCGAATTGGCACCCGCGGCTAAGGTGTCACCAAATCCGATGAACGCTTGCACGTTTGAAACGCGAGCGCCGGTGTTCGCAATCGAGAGTACACTGACATACGTGTTCCCGATGACCGAGGTTGCGTTACTCACATCCAGTACAAACTTCGCAACGGCATGTTCCTTTCCAACCTTTGCCGCAGCGGCGGACAATTTACTATACGCCCGCACCGCATACTGATATTCGCTATTTGCGGATGTTGCGGTGGCGTTCGTAATAAACTCCGCGGCGACTAGTGTGTTTGCGGTGGCGGTATTGGCGTTCACGTTTGCGGTCAATACGCTCCGAAGCACTACTGCGGCCGGATAGGTCGAAGTCGTGACATACGAAATACCATTACCAAAGATATCACTCGCTGCAATCTTTTTGGTAATAGGCGTTCCTGTCGGATCGTCTACGACCACAAAGAGATCGTCTGATGAAAGGGTCGTTAACTGTGTGAGTTCGGTAATCTTTTTATCTGCCATATGTCATCCGTTATTATCTAAAGTTGATACTTCTGGTTGAGTTTCAACACCTGCGAGAAGCACATCGCAGGCTTGAATGGCACCGCTCAATTGAGCCAACTGCCCTTGTATCGAGACCAACTCTTCATTTAATTCTTGCGTTCGTCGTTGTAATGCCGCGAAAATTTCGGTCCACTGGGTTTTCCGCTGTTCAACTACAGTCACATCAATCCTACTCATTATAGAACCTCCATAGTAACTATTTAGCAACCATCCTAATCCTAAATATTCTTCTTCGCTTTTGCTTCTTCTTCCGCTTTCTGGACTTTAACTTTTGTGTCAAATTTCAAATGCCGACGTGGATGAATCACCACAACGGACTTGTTGGTGTCCGTATCTTCGGGGACGCGCTCATTCGGGTCGATATCTCCGTCATTATCAGGCTCATCAATAGTCACGTAAGGGGTATCGTCGGTGCGTAACCACGACGAATCGTTAACTAACGTGCTCACAACTCGACTAACTTGTGCTTCATCCGATTCCGTGAGTCGGCGTTTACGTCCCATATACATCTCCTTCAACGGACCCAAGCGGTCCTGAATGACCTTCATAAATCGTTTCGCGACCGCATCTTGTTGTGCGCCCGAAATTAGAATCTTCTTGAGATTAGTCAAATCCCCTTGTTGTGCGTATCGACGGGCCACGGTACCACTAACTTTTGAGGCGTCCATAGATCCCGTTCGGGGCAAGGCTTCAACGCGCACCAGCGCCCGCTGCTTTGGATCTTCTGCTTTTTGCCACGACCCCGCCATCTTTTCAAACCCCGCTTCGCGGTCTTCTCCGACAAGTAGGGTAATCGTACGATACCCCTTGTCGAGTGCCCATGTGAGCGCCTCGGCGGGTGTGCGTACGGACGCGGGGCCCATAATCAACCCAGGCACACTCCGACGAATCACCGACACTTTATCGTCATACGATAGTGGGTTTTTACGATCTTGTGTGTGAGAGACAAAGACGGCGACATCCGCGTTGTCGCGCCGCGCACGAGTCAGCGCATTCTTGAATAGGAGTTCGTGCCCAATCGTGGGGGGCTGAAACCGACCGAAGATGAGAAAAATAGCCTTTGCCATATAACTAATTTAGGTAATTCAATAATTGGTGTAGGCTACTCATGGACGACGTGTGATGAATCCCCAACCCACCCGCCATCTCCCATTCGCGAATATTCTTGGGAAAGTCATCGATGAGGACTGGAGCGGGGGATCCAATTGCCCGCTGCGCTTTCGCGTACTTTTGTTTATCTTCTCGTCGCACCACTAATACATTCTTCGCGGGGACATTCTGAAAAAATCGGGTAATCCAATTAATCTTATCTTGCGTACTAACCTTTCGCATGACCGGATCACGATACCATTCATCGGGAATTGCGGTAAGGATGGATAACTTGATTTGCTTTTTATCGCGCAATTTGACGAGTCCAGCAATTAACCCTTTAGCATCGGGGAGTAACGGGAGAGTCGCAAATAGATGCGGTTTCTTTTTGGCAATAATAGCCCAACCATTCTTATTGACGAGAAAATTATTGACCTGCGCAGGTGCGACACCAAAATCGCGTTGCATTCCTTCGTAAAAATTGGCCAACACGCCGTCAACATCGCAAAAGACATGCGGGATTTTTCCATCCGGAAATGGGGATTCGCCCAAGAGGGACGGAAAAAGAATGTCGAGCGAGGGATGGTGGATAGACATGTTATAGTATTTAGGAATTACACTAACCGCACATCACGTTTTAACCGTGCATTCCGTTTTACGTACGAGGGAGGTCCTGGCAAATCAAATGAGACGGGATTGATAATCTCGTCCCAATCTTTGACCTTCCGAAAAAACCGCTTTACCGAAGGATGCGACTCATCCCCGAGAAACGTTTCGTGGTAGTATTGTACCGCAGGGAGTCGCCCCCCTTTATTACGAAATTCTTCTTTAATGGCGCGGGTCGTTAGGGGTGTGCGCGGATTCAAATAATACCATTCTTCGACGCAATCATGTGCATAGGCCTCTACTTCGTCCATATCGCCCAAATACGTTTGGGTTTGTAACACTCGCTTAGGTAAATTTGGCAACGCATGGGGTCGAAATATTAAGACGTTATCCAGTCGCCGTCCATTTTCAAATTGTGCCCGATGCACCAGTTCATGCGAAAGGCACTTCAAAAATCGATACTTGAAGTATTCCCACGACTCTTTCGATAACTCTAGTCGGTTGGTACTCGGATGAATACACAAGATGATTTTAATTCGTGCTGGTTTTTTGGGTGTCGATTCATAGCAGTACCCACCGATCGCGGGGTAGTATTGCCCATTATTTTCGACGGACGAACCAAACCGCTTTGTGATTTCTCGAACCACACGCACACGAGTCCCCTTTAATTGCTGGTTTAAGGTATCAATAAACGTCTTTACGTTGATAGACCGTCCATTCGTTATGGTACGCGTAATTACCGTGTCAAACACAGCGGTGACAATTGGATATAGTTCTTGCAAATTGCGGGACAATGACTGGTTTAAGATTTGAAGATTCACAATAGTAGCCTCCTATTTAGACCTTCACGTCCTATACCATAATGCGGTTCTTTTATATTTAGAACGTAATTTTTGTTTTATTACTGCCCTTTAAGGAAGACCGCAAATTTCCCCGTGAAAGTTCGGTGGTATCAGGAACATATGCCGTTGGCTGACGAGACCCACTCGACGGTTTCATCTTTTTGCCACCCGACTTCTGTCGCGATTCCCCCGACTCAGGGGTTGGAATAGGATCAGAAAGATATTGTTGATACTCGTCGTTGGAAAGCCGCATTTTGCTGCGGTCCACTTTAATGGTAAAGCGTCGATACTTAGAAGTATCCGCATACCGATTCTTCAACTGCTTGACCATTAGCAGACCATCTTGTTCCAGTTCTTCACTGGTGACCAACGCCACCTGTAAGTCTGCCGTTTGCGGCAAGCCAAACGATTCGCTGGTATTGGTCAACGACGGGTCGCTATTGTCAAATCCTTCTCGATTGAACTGAGTGGCCGTGAGACACGGAAGATTGTATTCGACCGCCAGCCCACGTAGTTCTTCCGCAATCGATTTCACGTAGGTATAGGAGTTGGTCTGACCACCCGCCTTGAAGCGCACAGACGAACAGATATTGATATAATCCACAATGAGCAAGTCTGGAACGAACGACTTCTTGAGCGCGAGTTCATCCAGTAGCACACGGAAGTGACCCACGTTACCACCGCTCGTGGGGTATTCCTTGATAATCAATTTGCCAAACGCTTGGCGCTGATGGAGTTTCGCAAACGCGGACTCATACATCGACTTGGGCATCTGCTCCAACGTATCCATCGTCACATCAAGCAGATTCGCGTCGATACGCTGGGCGATGCGTTCTTCCGCCATTTCCATTGTTACATACAGCACTCGTTTCCCCTGCGCAATCGTGGCTGCGGCCACATGACACAGAAACAGCGACTTTCCGACGTTTGTGCCGGCAACAATAACGTTCAAGGTCTTGGGCGTCAACCCACCACCTGTAATCTTATTAAACAAATCGAGGTCAAACGGAATGCGCGTCTGTTCCTGATGATACAGGTCATACCGACTGAGAATATCTTCGAAGTAATCATGCCCGATATGAGTACGAAACCCGACCGAGAGCGCATCTTTGAGCAGCGCCGGCACGGCGGCCGCTGAGGCAAAATCTTTATCAATCAGCGTAATCGATTCAGAAATGGCGAGATACAGCGCCCGCTGCTTACAGAACTCTTCCGTCTGATCAATCAACCACTGCCGACGACCACTATCGATACGAGCAATCGCCGCAACATCAGTCAGTAATGTAGACACATCGGTATACGCTCCACCAGACAGCGAGGCTTGGTCGAGGGAGAGTTTCAATGCGTCGATGGTGGGTGAGACCTTATATGACGATACAAACCCGTGAATCAAATCGTAGAGGGTTTGGGTGGGAGTGCTAGCGAAATACTCCTTCTTCAAAAACGGCAACACACGCCGGGTGTACTCTTCATCACGAATCAGATGTGCCAGAATCAATGGCTCGATCATTCAATAACTCCTTGTGTGGGATGCGGGTCATGGTGGCTGTGCCCCATCGTTCTCCCCGCACCCACTCAATTACTTCGTCAACCAACACAATTCGCAAGTGCGTGACGTTGTTGCCCCACATAATATCTTCAACCCACGAACGGCACGTCGCCAATTCACTCGGTCTCATCGTCCAGTGTATCCGTGGTGGGTGCGGTGATTCCAATTCCTGCGCCATAACTAAACTGCGCCCGCACATACTTCTCGTTCAGTTCGTTTAGGAAATCATCCGTGAAGAACTTCTCCGGTGCTTCTTGAATCTTTCCCATAAAGACGGGTTTCTGATTGGGGAAGGTATATTTACCGCCGCTGTGTTCCACCATACCCGCATCAACCGCCATATCCAGCAGCCCATAATACTTGTCGAGCCCGCCCGAGTACGAGATGCGCACTTCGACTTCGCTGTTCTCTCGCGACAACCGTGACTTGAACATCTTCGCGGTGACGATACTCCCAATGATATTCTTGTCCTTGTCACGATCCTTCGACTTCGACAGCATCGCAATGGAGTCGCTGACGTAAATCAGACCAGACCCACCGCTCATTGCCTTGGTGGGCACGTACGAGTTGTGCGTCACTACCCCGTTGTCCAACATATAATGATGCACATCTTTAACTGTAAAATCATAGACAGTTGTTGGGGCGTCGTTCTTTGTAATCTTGGCAATCTTCATATCATGTCCTTTCGTGAAAACTCAACAAATCATATATATAGAGAGATAGGTAAACGTTTTTATGAAGCACAAGCATCATATTATACCACGGCACATGGGTGGCACAGACGATCCGGCCAATCTTGTAGAACTGACCGTATTGGAACACGCGGATGCTCATCGCGTCTTATACGAGCAATACGGAAAAATTCAAGACAAAATCGCCTGGCTAATGCTATCAGGCAAAACCACTGAAGCCGAGAAATTGCGTATCGCGCTTGCAATCGACGCATTTCAAAAATTTGTGAAAGACCCCATTCGTAGTGAATCGTGGCGTCAAAAAATTTCTGAAAGTCTGCGCGGAAAACAGCATAGCGACGAAACCAAAAAGAAACGCTCGGAATCGTTACGAGACGCATATAAAAACAACCCCGAATTACGACAGCGACGTTCAATCGCTTCAGCACAACGCGCCGATCAATATCGCGAACGAATGAAAAATGGTCTCGCCGAAAAAATGTCGGCGGCGAGAAAAGCATCTGAGACGTGGCAAGCGGCCGTTCGTAGCCCTGAATGTCGTCAGAAAAAATCATTATCGGATCCTCGCCGCCGAGCAGTGATTGTTGAAGGGCATCTGTATCATGGATTGCGAGAAGCGGCTCGTCAAACAGGATACACCTACAACAAATTACGCTGGCACCTCGTCCATAACACCAACCCGGATTTCATCCGTTACGCTTAGTTCATCAGCACGACGCCACCGACCATCGGTTGTCATAAACTTATGATTTGGGGTGGCCTGAACAATAGTGCCATCTTCAAATTCAATATCATAGGTTTCATTCACATCATACTGATACAGGTCAGTGACTGGATGTGGCCCGTTGAGTGTTTGAACCATATCACCAACGGCAATATCCGTAATGTTCTTAACAGACCCATCTGACATAATGACATGTGCGGAATCTGACAGGCATCCGATGACATTATACACATGGTTCGTCGCAATCATCGGCACATTGAGTTTCGACAGACGCAGCCGCAGCACACGGAAGGTGCCGCGAATCAGACCCGCCTTGGTCATGTCTCGCGTGTCCTTCTCCGAACGGATGTCTTCGACTTCCTTGGCGCTCGATAGATTGCCAAGCGAGTCGAGCACCATCAGCATCGGCTGACGACCCTTCTTCGGAGTCTCATCATAGCGGTCAAGAATCTGTAATGCCGTCTGCCGAAACTGCTCAATTGTTTCGGGCTCTGACTTGACGAGACGGGTAAGGTCAATCCCGCGCTCAGAGAGCATCTGGTTCGTGACTGCGCTTTCTGTGTCGAAGTAAATCACGCCGCCATCAGGATTATCTTCCATCCACTGTTTGACGACGCCCAAGACGAAGAAGGTTTTACCCGTTGCCGGGTCACCTGCGAATACGGTAATCTTATTGTTCGGCATACCTCCAAACAACGACCCACTCAACGCCGCATTGAGGGCATAACTTCCCGTATTAATATACCCATCAAACTCAGACGAACTCAGTCCATCGGCGGCGACGGTAGTCATAGCGGGAAGGTCTTTAATCAGTGTGCGGAAAAATGACATAATGAAGGCTCCTTGAATGAATAGTATATCACAACTTCCCGTACGGGAAATTGTGATGACAGTAGGTTCAGATTAATAAAAATATTCCCGATCGGGTATGTTAGACAGCATCATGTTCTCCGTATTGTATCACGACAATGGAAGCGCAACAGATTCAATTCTTTGCTGGGCCAATACCGCATACTCAGGGTTCAATTCCACCCCGATACCATTACGACCAAGTTGTTTTGCGACGGCCAAGGTGGTGCCGGATCCCAAGAACGGATCGAGCACAGTATCTCCAGGCGCACTCCCTGCGAGAATACATGGCTCGACGAGGGCGGGTGGGAACGTCGCAAAATGTGCCCCCTTATAATTCGATGGAGAAATTGTCCAAACCGATCGCTTATTGGCAGTTGGATAAGATTTCGTTAAGCCTGAATGTGGCTGTAACCCACTACCCTCATTGTGATACTTCCCGTTGCTTCGGTCTCGCGTACCCCAATCCTGTTTGGCGGGAGTCTTAATCGCCTCCGCATTAAAATAATACGTACGAGATTTAGTGAGTAGAAAGAGATACTCGTGATTTTTAGTACACCGATCCTTCACACTCTCAGGCATACAGGTGGTCTTGTGCCAAATAATGTCTTGGCGCAAATACCAGCCGTCTCTGCGTAACGCAAACGCCAGCATCCACGGAATGCCAATCAGGTCTTTCGGCTTCATCCCATCAGGAATAATACCCCCGTGCGTGGGCCCCACATTGCGATGGATTTCTCCCTTACCGATATTGCCTTCGGGGCCTTTACCACTGCCTGCATAGGAATCGCCAATGTTCACCCAGAGAGTACCGTCAGGTGTGAGCACTCGCCGCACTTCGCGAAAGACACCGACGAGCGTATCTATAAACGCATCGGGGTCGCGTTCTAGCCCAATCTGTTCAGACATGCCATAGTCACGCAATCCAAAATACGGCGGACTTGTCACACAACAGCGCACAGTATTATCAGGAATGGTCGCCAACTGCGACCGTACATCACCCTGTAAAATGGTGTGAGTCATCGTCATAGTATAGCACACTAAAATAATGCCGGCGCCAGACGTTCGGCATTAGTATCTAATCGGTCTTGTGCTAATTTCACATATTCAGGATTCAGTTCAATGCCAATATAGTTCCGACGTTCATTCTGTGCCGCAATACCTGTCGTCGCAGCGCCGTTGAACGGATCAAGAATCGTATCGCCTTGGTTGCTTCCCGCTTTGATACATAGCGTCGGGAGTTCTAACGGGAACGTCGCAAAGTGCGCGCCTTCAAAACTTTGTGTCGCAATTTTCCAGACCGACCGACGATTACGAACGCCACGTTCTAGGACACCCTTTGCGGCACGGGTGAGCAATTCCATCGGGGATTGGACGCCTTCCGTATGCTTGTGCTTCGTGGGGTCGAACTGTTCGTTGGTATCGACCGCGTGTTGATACCGTTTCTTCGAACTCTCCGCAATCGGTTCCGCAATCGCATCCCCATTGAACAAATACTTCGGAGACTTCGAGAGCAGGAAGATGTATTCATGCGCTTTCGTACAACGGTCTTTCACCGACTCGGGCATTGGATTGGGTTTGTGCCAGATAATGTCTTGACGCAGATACCAGCCGTCCTCTTGCAGTGCGAAGGCGACCCGCCAAGGGATGCCTTGCAGTTGTTTCGCAATAATCGTATCCCCAAGATTAAGAAATAATGTCCCGTCATCTTTTAACACACGACGAACCTCACGAAACACTTTCACGAGTTCCGCGACGAACTCCTGCGGACTCGGTTCTACGCCGATTTGCTCCGACATGCCATAATTGCGCAGTCCAAAATACGGCGGACTCGTCACACAGCACTGTATTGAGTTGTCGGGAAGTGTGGGGAGGATATCGCGAGTATCTCCAGTGAAAATTTTATATCGGTCGGTCATGGAATATTAGCCTATTCAAACTGAGTATTAAAACTCAACGTGATTCGTAACTCCGATGCGTTTGCCGGCACATAATGTTGTAACCAACTCGGAAAGAGCACCAGTTTACCGGTCTTTGACTCGACATGATGCGCATTTTCTGAATAGGGAGTATACGTCGCAAATCGGGTTGAATCCATCATACGATACCCATCCAACGGGCTGACAAAAATCAACGGCGCACTATTTGGAAGGACATGTGGGTAGTACGCGCCACTCACGATACTATCATGATGACGATGAATATCTACAGCCCCGCTAGTATGTAAAATATTTACCCAACTTGCCGCAATACGATTCGTGCGTAAACCAAGCTGTCGTGAATACTCATTCACACATTGCTGGAATACTTGATATAACGGGCCTAACTCCGGAAGATCGGCGGGATTTTTTGCCCCACGAATCCCACGCACTGCCGTATTGGTTGAGGCTTGCATGCCGAGAAGTGCGTTTGTAATTGTGGAATTGACAAACGGCGACAAATCAAATTCCATAATCGGGGTCGCGAACAGCCATCGCATTGTATGAGAGTCCATCGTATTTACTCCATGCTAAAACAACGTCACGGTCGGTCGAATCGACCATCCCGCATGTTTCACAATCGGTTCCAGCGGCGACAACAACGTCTTCTCAAACTGCTCTTGTCGGTCGAGGAACTGTTCCAACTTCCATTCCGGCGGTAACGTGTTGGGCGCCGCAATTACATTACAGCGTAACGGATTTTGCGGTTTCAAATAGCAGAACCGAATCTTTTCGCCCTCACGAATCTTGGGATAGCGCATTGCCAAATGCGTCTCCTCCAAGTGTCTATTATACACCAACGACCCTTTCACTTGAATCGGAGTGCCGCTTGTGAATTGCCCACTCGGTAGCAACGGGTACTCTTTCATGCCGTTACACGAACGCGGGGACGCAATATCTTCAAACGGTCGCGTCAGATACCCTTGCTCGGCATCATCAATGAGCGCATAAAATGACTCTTGGTCGCCCCGAATGAAATACTCCAGTGCCTTCTTAATGACCGTGCGGGCATACTTCGGTGTGGACGACCGCACGGCTTCGATGCCAACGGTTTTCAGTTTCGGGGGATCATACCGCACGCCTTCGTTGTCGTGAATCCACAACAGGTAGCGTTTCTTGGCCGTCCAGACGCCGTGTTCCGCAATTGCTTCCCGCTTCATCGCGAGAATGTTCTCCTGCGTATTGAACACCTCACCGATGGTGCGAAACGCCTTGTCAATAATCAACTGGAAATCTTTCTCGCAGTAGCGGTCGAGATATTCCACCGCATCTGACGTGGACATATTCCCGACCACGTTCGCGAGTTTGACATAGATAGAGTCGGTATCACTCGCCAGCACATAATCCGTGTTTGTGCCAAACTCGCTGTTGAGATATCGATTGACACAATCCGCCACATACCGAATAATCATCTGCCCCGTCATCGTGACCGCTTCGGCCTGACGCACATCGAAGAAACGGAAGTGCTCATTCCCGAATGCGCCGTAACAGGAGTTCAAATTAATCTTGCGGGTATTCTGTTGGAGCCCCCATTGTACCGCTTCCTGTAGGAGTTGATGCTTCTCCTCAGGCGTCTTGGCTTTCTCTGCGGCTTTTTTCGCCTTCGTTTCGAGACTCTTAGCCTTCTTCCGTTCTTCGTACAGTCGTCCGAGAATCTCTGGGAGGAATCCAATAGCGTCCGTGCGGAAGGCTTGCTTGTTCGGTGTGAGACAGACCGACAAGACGCGCAACCACGGGAAGGGATCGGGCACATCCGTAATATCCCGAAGCGTCTGTTCGATGTCGGTGCGCTCCAGATACGCAAGGAGTTCGCGCAGCGCCCACGCAACGATCGCAACATCATGCGCCGCAACATCAAACAACCATTCTCGCGGCGTACAGTCTCCAATTGACATCTGGGTGCCAATAGGATACGTACTCGCACCGACGAGGCACTCGATATCTTCCAATCGCGATTCTAACCATTCACGAGAGAGATGCCGATCGGGGCTGATGTTCCATTGCCGCATGATGGATGGATACAGGGAGTTCACGTCAAACGACACAACCCACTCATGTTTGCCGGTAATCGGGTCTTTCACATACGCACCGGCATACTGTGCGCCCTTGTGCGTAGACCGCTTCATCGGAATCGCAATCTGTCGGTCATAGAGCGAATAGTACATCATCGCATCCCACAGACGCACTTGCTTAAACGTGTCCTGAAAGTTTACTCGCGCACCATAGGCAATTTGTGTACACAAATCTAGATGATGGAGTTTGTTATTCAGTTCGCGCACCAACTGTACGTCGGTGATATTGTAGTCAATAAACTTTTGATAGTTCTCATCCGCAAGACGTTGTAGCGACCCATACTCGTCGTAGGCAACCTTTTTCTTGCCCAGTTCCACTTCCGCAATCGCATCGAGTCGATACGATTCTTGCTGTGTGAGGGAGAATTTACGATAGAGTTCGAGATAATCGAGAATGGGTACTCCGACAATATCGGGCAACTTCTGGTCGCGCCCCATCACATGTGCGATGCGATGACTAATCTTACGCCACGGAGATAACGCTTTCGATGTAATCTTAATCTGCTTATCGTCCGCCAACAAATCAATTCGATTGAGAATGTACGGAATGTCGTATGTGTGCGTGTTCCATCCCGTGATAATGTCGGGATAATCCGAAGTCCACCACCGCACGAATTCCGTGAGTAAATGCACCTCATCCCGACACTGTACGTATGTCACATCTTCTCGCACATTCTCATAGACACCGCACCCCCACACGTAGTGATGCCCCCATACTTCGGCTGTAATAGCGACAATGGGCTGAGTCGGATTTTCGGGTGGGGCGAAGCCACCTTCAGAGGCGACCTCGATATCGAGAAAGACCGTACGAATCGAGTCGAAGGATAGACCACAATCCACCGACACCTCTTCCGCAAAGAACTGCTGCGCCGGCGCAATCACACCATACGCAATTCGACCTTCATTCTCCACGGTATTGATAAATTGATGATACTGCGCGATCCCCGCATGACGCCGCTCTTTTAGCGCCCGTCCGTCCAATGTACGCCAATTATCCGTGGCATCGTTCGGTGCGCACGGATAAAAGGTATGCGGTTGATACGGCACCTTGAAATATGAGGCTTGCCGTGTGAGTGGATCGCGCAGTCTTACGCCGAGGTCGTCACGTAATGTTACAACACTCGTATAGTGGTCATAAGGACGAGTCATAAGTCCTAGTATACTCCATTATCGTGACGCACACCAGTGCGATCACCAGTGCGATCACCAGTGCGATCACCAGAGACTAGGCTTCGGTTAGTGTAATTTTGGAAGATGGTCCCTGTGGTAAGGCAATCCCCGAGAGTGCGGCAAGATACTGCGTTTCGAGATCAGACTCAGGAGTCATGATACAGAGAATATGATCCCGATTGAGCGTGATGGGTTCGCGATTACTTCCCGCCCACGTAAAGGGCATCATACCGAGGGCCATTGACGCTTCTCCGCTGCGCATCGGTTGGATAGCCAGAGGGGACTGTACCGTAATGGTTGTTTTGCCTTCATCTACAATTTTGGCAATAATTTCACGGTCGCTTAGAAACTTCACAATCTTCACATGACTCATACAATACTCCTATTAGAATTGCGTTTTAATCTGACCCGTTGAAAAGAGATAGTATTCGGACTTCCGCCGGCGGGTTAATCCCTTCGACTCTACTAATACCCCATGGCTATCTCGGACTTTATTCCATGCGGTAAAGTTCTGTTCAGTAATTGATGCGATTGTGCCGGCCTTAATCTTCCGATAAATGGACGACGATAAAAATCCACCCGCTCCGATATTATACGAGAGACACACACAGGCGTCAAATTGGTGCTGGAGAATCGGGGTGGGAAGATTGCTGTTAATCGCCTGCTCGAATGTCTGAAGATCTTCTCGCAAATAATTTTCCGCCTCTTGGTGCGTACACGTCATGCCCTTTACGACTGGTTTTCCGTTAATGCGCGTCGTGCCGAATCC